CGCCGTTTTGTCCCTGATCTCGGCAGGGCTTTCTCTGCTGCGAGTACCGAGGTGCGCTGTGCATTACTCGCTACTCTGACTCTGTTGCGGTCTATCACAGTTGTACGAGCCTCTTGTTGATGGCATCGAGCAGAGTGACTCCATCTACACGCACCTCTAGGATGCTCGCGTTTTCGTTATAAAGGGTCTTGAGTTCAGCCTTTGTAGTGATATCAGCGACTGTAGGGATAAGAGATGCAGCCTTCGCTGTCTCCTCAGGTGTTGGTACTTTGACTACGAGAGCAGGTTTGGTATCTGCACTCTTAGCGCGCTCTACTTTCTCCATCTCATTACGAGTAGGTCGTGTTGGCTTCTTGCTGTTCGGATCGACACCGAGGTAGCCAGCCATACTGAGTGCGCGACCTGCAGCCGAGGTCGAACAGTTCTCTAGAGCTGAGTACTTGTTCACAGGGCTAGAGCCCACCATCTCCTCGGCAAAGTCCACAGCCTTGAGGAGGTCGCCGTAGTACACCGATGCCTTCACGATGTACTGCAGAGGTCGGAGTGTCTGAGGATCGCGCACGATGTCCACGATCTCGGTGATGATGCGGAGGTCAGCGTGGTCAGAGTGAGCTCGCTGTAATCTTTCCGCGACTGTCTCGTATGCGTTTAGATCAAACGCCATGATTTGCCTTCTTTCTGTATGGGGCGCATCGCGCCCAGGGTCAGGTCAGACCTTAGACGACACGCCTGACATATGGAAGTACCGCCACGCCCTAGATGTAATGGATGGCATACTCAGGGGTCAGGAGGTGGGCTATGTCAGCCAGAGTACATATCAGTCTGTTCAACCTAATCGTTGAGGTGGAGTCAGACTTCAAATATCCAGATCAGATGCAGGATATGAGCAACAGAGCTATGAGTCTGTTCCAGGGAGCGATTGAGTTCTGCAAAGCAAACAATCTAGATATCCGCACTCAGGATGTAGATGACTTTATAGATGAGGATGAGGACTGATGTGCCTCTCCTGTGGAGACTGTCGTAGAGAGCATCCCTACTCTGTAGATGACTCCATCGACTCGTTTGAGGCTACCAATCTACTGATGAGCCAATCCACCACCGGTACAGCCACCGCGTTGCCTAGCTGTTTGTAGCGATGACTATCCGCCTGTCCCTCAGTCCATCCATCAGGGAATCCCTGTAGTCGCTCACACTCTGTAGGAGTCAGTCGTCTGACAGTAGATGTGAAAAGTGTCTGAAAGTTAGAAGTGCGCAACGAGAACGAGGTATCGGATACCAGCGGCCCCTTGCCGCCCCCTGGCTTGCCCTCTCGATCCTGTAGCACCATCGGTTCTTCCATATGCACTACTCCCATCTTGTCCATATCTGTGCCTGATCTCAGAGTCTGCGCTATATCGCTAGTCGTCTGGTTGTATGTATCAAATGTCTGAGCTACGAATAGCTGTGCATGATGGCTCTGCACCGATGGCTGATGAGCCTGTAGTGCTAGGGCTGTATCTGTAGGTGTAGCTGAGAAAGTATCGGCCTGAGCATCCTCTCGTATCGAGTAGGCGACTGTCTCATCCTCACCCTCCTGATAGACCATCGGCATATTGTTTCCACCTGTCCCCATACGCGCCTGTAGCGTGTTGATTTTGTCATCCTGGATGCGTATGTCATCCACTCTATTGCCATAGAAAACAATGACAGTAGCTCGTGTCTCGTGTGCGTTATCGAATACATTCAAGGTAGGTACTACCCCCCCCATAGCCCATGACTCATTATCCTCAACAGTCTGAGCCCGTCTAGTCTTGACTGCCCACAGTAGGTTCATCTATCAACACCATCTGCATCCTGCCCTTATCAGGCATCCGTTGTTCGTTTGAGGTAGTAGTCAGAGCCTGAGCCGTTGTCGATCCATCCCACCATGTCATCGTGTCATGCGCTCGCGATGCGTTGAGTGATGGGCTCACTTCTCCGTTGGGGAAATCGTAGAGCTCAAAGTTTCCTGCCCTGCTACCTGCTCCAACGCTGTCTGTAGTTGTGTCGGTAGGGTCTTGCCCCTTCTTCCTGCTCGGCGGAGTATCCCCTGTGCTGCCTTCGGCGAGATCGAGTACTTCTGCAGGTGTTCTCCAGTCGTCTCCAAGACATCCGACAATGAAGACTCTGCGCCGTCTTTGGGGGACTCCGAAGTACTGAGCATCAAGCACACGCCACGCGATGCTATACCCCCTCTCAGCCAACGCCCCGATGACGACTCCCATATCCCTTCCTCCACTAGATGTGAGCAGTCCTGGGACATTTTCGAGGATGAAGTACTTCGCTTGCGTTTCATCGAGGAGTCTGCAGATTTCCCAGAAAAGTCCAGACCTAGCTCCTGCGAGCCCTGCTCGTTTCCCTGCCACAGACAAGTCTTGGCATGGAAATCCTCCAACGATGACTCCATGTTCTGGAGTAAATCCTGCACTAATAAGTTGCTCACCTGATACCCCCTGTATATCTCCATATATGCGACTGTTTGGAAAGTGCCGATGCAGGATGCCCTGCGCGTTTCGATCTATCTCTACTGATGCTACGACCTTGATGCCGTTGCGCTCTAGCGCGATATCAAAGCCTCCGATACCTGCGAACAGGGATACTGCAGTCATCTGTGTCATATCGCCTCCTCTATAGAACTACCCTAGTCTAGCCAGACCTTATATCCAGCCGTAACACGCCCTTTCACAGGGTCTATGAAATGCAGTCGCTGTGATGGAGTAGCTGAGGCTGCGAGCATGATCCCTGCATACCTGTTATCGCTCTCCGTTGATCCTGTTTGATACACCGCACCCTGTCCATTAGCCATCGGCCACTCTGCGTGTGTGTGATAGTGACCCACATATACATCGCGAAACTCCCAGGGTAGAGCTCCTGATCTCCATCTATTCATGTGCTGCACGATGGCTCCAGGTGATGCAAAGCCGTTGCGACCTATCTCATCGCCGTGTATGAGGACTGCTCGGTAGTTGCCGATGCTCACCTTCTGCCAGTCGTCAGGGCTGTCCTCCCATGTCAGGCGTTTCTCCTGCCCTAGTAGCTGACGAGCGAGCTCGTAGCACATGCGGTCAAAGTTGTCGGATCGAGGCACATTGTCGCGCTTTGATCCTATGCGCCCATGATTTCCCCACTCAGCTACGACTGTGACCTTCTCATAGTGTGCGAGCGCATATCGGACTACATCTACACAGAGCCTAGATACAGTCACATACTGCTCAAAGATTGTGGCATCTATCTCAAATGCCTGGGTAGGGAAGTTGAATAGACCCTCGACCATATCCCCACCGAACATAATGGTGCAGTCTTTGACTGGATGGTCAGCTCTCTGGATATCTGTGATTCTGACAGCTCGCTCTGCAAACTGCATCACTCTGCGCTTCATCACCTGTGAGTCATAGCTCGTGGTCTTTTTTGCACCCTGCCAGTCAGTCATATGCCATAGGGCTACCTCAGTCCTACCCCTGCGCTTATCAGGCTCAGGAGATGTGACCGGTGCTATCGGCCCATATGTGAGCATCGCATCGTAGGCAGACTGATGAGTAGCCTCCACGAGGTCATCTGTCTTTGTTTTTGCCTTGAGTAGCTGTTTCTGTAGCCGCATGATGACATTGCGTAGCTCTCTGACATCTGAGGACTCTATGCCCTCAGGTAGCTCGTCTAGGCGTTTCTCAATACTCATTGCGTGGCTATCTCATACCCATGCTGCGTATAGCCCTGCTTATCTAGCCAGCTATCCTCATGCTCAGGAGATCGAAAGAGCCGGACAGTTTTGAGAGCATCCATCATCAGAGCTACCTGATATGCCGGTATCTCATCTATGTCTAGGAGTGCTCCCCAGACTCTGCCTATCTTGACGAAGTTATCTATGGCATCGCCATACTCATCCTGCCGAGATGCAAGTATCGTCTCTACTTTGGACATGGACACTCACCCTTGCGATGAGCCCTGAAACTATCCTGTGATGTTCTGTGACCCTCCTGTCGTAGAGCCTTGACTATCAGGCTGACAGGTATGCCCTTCTCCCACGCTTTATCTATGGCTCTCTGATCCTCTTTTGATAGCGAGCTATACAGATTCATATATGCGCATCCGCCTGATTTTCTGCTGCGCTTGGCGAACTCGTCTAGTGTGTCTGATAACGCCATATCCCACCTCCGCGCACACACTAACACAAACTCTCAAGGAGCACTTCATGGATACCGATGGGGGTCAGGTGTGTGTCTGACCCCCTCGGCGTTTCCCGATGGAGGTAGGGAGGTCTATGCCTTTTTTTTGCGTGATTTCTTTGCGAGTTTGTCTAGCTCTAGATCGACTACATCAGCGATGCGCCCGAATACAGGATCAGTCTTGTCAATGCCGCGAATAGCAGGGCCAACAATGGCTGCTGCTGTTGCAAAGCCAAGAGCCTTGATATCAGTCACTCCTGCGAGATAGAGACTGACCGCAGTTAGAACAAAGTGGCGGAGTGCTGACTTGATTGCTTGTATGTGTTGAGGTTTCATATTTCTCCTAGTTAGGTCGAGCTACAGCCATCACTAGAGAATAGGCGCGCTTTTTTCGATATACGCCATCCCCATTTGACTGTGAGCCTTTTTTGTCTGCGGATGTATTGCCCTCGATACACCACAGGTACTTCTTGCCATCGTTTTTGACCACGATACCTACATGGTCTGGCTGTGCATCGTCATCAAACTGAAAGAACACGATGTCACCTGGCTGTGCCTGTCCGATAGGGATGGTCTTGCCTTTTTTGGCAAACCACTTGAGCCCTGCATCGCATGATGCAAAGCCCTTCTTACCTGATGCTGCTACTAGAGCAGACTGTCCGACCTGCGTAAAACACCAGGATACGAACATCGCACCCCAGGGAGCGTAGTTGAGTCCATACCACGTGCCAGACTTGGTGTCGTTATTGCCTGACTCCTGATATCCGAGCTCGCCTGTCGCTACTGCTACTACGCTCATCTGTGCCTTCTCTCTATTTTTTGTCCATGAGCAGGGTGTATATCTGATCTACTCTGCGCTCTAGTTTGTCTATTTTTCTCTCTATCTCACCGACTCGATCCTTGATAGATGAGCCACTATTCGGCTTGAGCTCTACTAGATAGTGTTTCACGAGAAACCTCACAGCAAGAGCTAGTGATCCTGTGATAGATGTGAAGGCAAGTATGAGCCCTGCCCAGTCGTTCGCTGTCATATGTCAGATGGTAACAGTTACGCGATGAAGTATGTGCCTGAAAGATAGAAGAAGTCAGCCGTTGCTAGGGTGAGTGGTGAGCCCTGTTTGAACGGACTATCCTCGACATGGCTACCCTGTGATTTTGAGTAGAGTAGTTCGATGCTCGTAGAGCTAGCACTAGAGTCACCGAGTATCGAGTAGTGGTTATTCGCTGATGTGTCGTGTATTCCACCATTACGAAACACGAAGTTATTAAACGGAGCAATCGGGAGTGTCAGGAAGTATCCACCTGAGCCAAAGTTTGTGACTGTGGTGCAGAGGACTTTGATGTTGAAAGTAATCATTTTGCCGATGCGCACATATGTACCGGTAGCAGGTGTACCTGTGTAGGCGAGCCCTGTGCCTGACCATGTAGGCGTGTAGCTCTGTCTAGTAATGCTCAGATGATTGTCAGCTATCTCATACCACGCTGCTCCTCCCCAGTACTTCAAAAGGTCAGCATCGGTGTCATAGTACATATCGCCTATGCGTGGATTTGTAGGGGTGCTAGTCGCGAACGCCACATTCGGAGCTGTCAGTCTCTGAGCTGTCTCTAGTTTGCGCAGTCTCTGATCTAGGTCGGACATAATCATGCGCAGATCGAAGGGCTGATTGATATATGCCATGTGTCCTCAGTTCGTAGTCGTAGTCAGGGTCAGGGTCACACGCTCTGGCCCATCCTCGCCTGGCTGTACCGAGAGTCCGACTATGCGGTAGATAGCATCTAGTGTCCCAGGGAATCGCTCATCCTGGATGACGAGTCGAGCATCATCGCCTATCTGATAGTCACCTAGCTGAGGTGTGGCATATGCCGGTACGACTATCTTGATGGTCGTAGGCGGATATGCGACTGCGAGTACCTGACCGGTAGCGAGCTCCTGTAGATAGGTCGCATCTGTCACATCTGAGTAGTTGGCCTGCTCCTCTAGCAACGGCCAACCATCTGCTAGAAGGACTGCATCCTGCGCAGTCTCTATAAGCTTGCCCTCGTTCGATCCTGCACCAAGCGCATATACAGTATTGGCTGCGATAGCTCCATCCTCAGGATACTCATACTCCACGATGTTCCCTGCAGGGAACTCAAAGACGAGAGCCTCAGGGTCACTAGGACTATAGACAGTACCTGTACGCGGATAGCCGAGTATCAGAGTCTTGAGTGGCTCGTTTGTAGTAGGGTCATAGGAGACCTGGATGTTGAAATCGAAGCCATCCTCACCTCTAGATAGGTCTTGGATAGCGTTATAGACACCCTTGAGCTCGTAGTTGTAGTAGGTACGAGAGAGCAGTACGCCCGATGTCTCTGATCCTACGATGACTCCGATATCACCCTCAGGTGTAGATTGAGCCGTGTTGATGATGGTACGAGCTATCACTAGCTGGTCTATGTTGCTGAAATCTATAGTTGTGGTGATGCGCCTACGCTCAAAGTACGACTCAAACTCTCTCGCCATGAGGTTGAGAGTCTGATCTGCGCTGTTATATGTGCGCCCCCAGATGACTCCGCCCCATATCAGGATGCCGTTTCGATCTACATAGAGACCAGTACGACCAGGGATGGTCGATGCATTGACATTAAACTCTGCAGTAGCCATACCTGAGAGCAGGAGATGACCCTGTAGTGCTCCAGCCTGATTGAGCTGCTGAGTGAACGAGACTCCTGTGAGAGGTAACTCCGCAAGTATGTCGTTTGTTAGGAGATCAGCGAACAGATACCGGTAGGTCGTAGTCATATGGACTACTCATCTGCCGTAGGTATCTCCACCCAAGAGAGGGTTTCTTCATCCCACTCATACTGACCTGACTCTGGGCGAGGTGTTGGTGCTTCCCATAGGTAGCTCTGTGTATTGAGTGTCCATGATGGGTATGGCTGTGGGGCATAGAATCCGACACCATCAAAGTGATAGCCGATACCTGCATAGTTTTTGTGTAGAGGTATCTTGCCATTTGCATGGACTCCGCCGTGTGTGTTGTAGGAGGTCTGTATCCACTCGCCACCTAGAGTCTCCTCACACCATACAACGCTATCTGCGACTATGACCTGAGTGACTATGCCATCCTCGACTTTTGCGTAGTGTGCCATCTAGTCTTTCTCCTTTTCGCCATATAGCGTAATTGTGTTCAGTAGCTGAACATCTCGTTTTGTTACAATGCCGCCTTTTTCATCTAACTGTAGTCTCGCTGATCCCTCATCATCAGAGATGATGTGTACCAACATAGTTACCTCGTAGCTGAATAACTGCGATGTTTTGTCTTTAGATTCTGTCATTTGCCTTCTCCTTTAGACTGTGTAACGAATGACAACAATACCAGACCCACCAGCACCACCATCAAAGCCTGTGTTGTCTGCAGATGTACCAATAGCACCACCACCACCACCAGTATTAATCCAACCGTTTATATCAGTATTTACAAGGTTTGCTGCATTGCTGCCGCGACCACCACCGCCGAGTCCAGCATTACCGCCGAATCCAGTGCCGGCGAATTGACCACCACCTCCACCGCCAGCAAAATATGCAACACCGCCTGATAGTTGGCCAGCACCAGTTGCATTATAGATTGCTAAAAACGCAGGGATAGTGCTGCTACTCAAACCCTGACCGCCAGCACCAGCTCCGTTTGTAGAGTTACCTGCCTGACCTGCCGCACCAGCTCCACCACCGCCTCCGCCGAAGTATCCACTTGACTCGATACCTGTACCACCAGCATTTCCATATCCCGTTGCGCCACCTGAATTACCTTGTGTTGCTGATCCACCTGCGCCTGGATTTCCTGGTGGTGTGTCGATGTTTCCACCACCACCTGAACCACCTGAGGTTGCTGCTGTGCCAAAACCGCCACCAGCACCGCCGCCGTTTGCAGTAGTTGTATCAAATACAGAGTTGTTTCCGTTAGAACCGCCACCACCATTAGTTGTCGATGTCGGAGAACCTGCGCCACCTGCGCCGATAGTAACTGTTTTATTTCCGCTTGTTATGGATCGACCTGATTGCCATGTCAGTCCACCAGCACCACCACCACCAGCGTGTCTCCGACCACCACCACCACCACCAGCGACAACCAAAACATCTGCAGAAATTGTGCTTGCTGGATTAAATGTCCCTGATGATCTGAATGTGTGATAGTAATAAGTTCCATCTGTTGTAATTGTTCCACCAGTAGCCTTTGGAGAGGCAGACGGAGTACCTGTATAAAGCGAACCTGACGAAGTAAATGTGTGATAAGTAAAACCACCTGAAGAAACTATTGTTCCGCCGTATGCTTTTTGAGTACCTGAATAACGAGCAATAACTAAACCGCTTGCACCAGCACCGCCAGCCATGAAACTTGCACCACCACCACCACCACCGCTACCGGTATTAGCTACTGCGTTTCCACCAGCACCAGCGTTCTCTTGTGAGCCATTTCCACCACCTCCTACTCCACCTGCGCCAGCAGGAGAAGGAGTGTAACCACCGCCTCCACCACCGCCAGCTACCTTTGTGCTCGATCCTGTAGATGTCGCGGTGAGCCAAGATGAAAAGTTGATAGAGTTATATGTATCTGAGCCAGCACCACCAGCACCACCGCCACCACCGCCAGCGTTAGCACCTGCTGCAGCAGCACCACCTCCACCACCGCCAACAAAGGTGGTAGGAAAATTAGAGTTGAAACCGCCAGCAAATCCTTCTACAGGCGAATAGCCACCAGTATTACCAGCACCACCCGAAGGGAGATTGTAAGTAGAACCACCACCTGAACCACCACTTGCACCTTGCGCTGGTCCAGGGGTTGTTGCAGCACCGCCAGCACCACCGCCTGTTACAGATGTAGAAAAGGCATTTGAGTTACCGCCTGATGTTGGTGGTGCGGCAGAACCATTACCAGCGACACCGCCTGCTCCTACTACTATCGGAAAAGTTGTGTTTTGATTTAATGTCAGGTTTGTAAATGCACGAACACCACCAGCACCACCGCCACCACCAACATTGCCACCACCGCCACCGCCTCCAGCGACAATGAGGTAATCAACAACGAGTGCGCGTGGAGTACCTGACGATGCAATAGTTCCAAGAATAGGCATTAGGCAAGATCACCTACCACATACCAGGTATCTGTATTTGTTTTGATACAGGTAGCTGATGAGTTGATAGCGCGCAGTTTGGGTGCTGTGCTAGATGCACCTGTCGATGCCACAGTAGTAGTGCCTGAGCTAGCCGCCTGGATAGTGAGCTGTCCTGATCCTGTTTGAATAATCGTGATTTGAGTGCCTATCGGGAATGCGACAGATGCGTTTGTAGGGATGTTGATAGTCCCTGCAGTCGATCCGTTAGATGCTAGAAGGATATCTCCCTGATCTCCAAGTACGAGCGTGTAGGCGTTTGATGTAAATGATGGAGTGAGCAGAGTTTGTGTATAGATGAGACCTGTTGCTGTTTTGTTTGTAAGTGTCTGTGTGCCTGTCAGCGTAGCTACAGTAGAGTCGATAGCGATAGTGCCAGATGTAGTGATAGTGCCACCGGATAGACCTGTGCCAGCCGTGATAGATGTGACTGTACCTGCACCCTGATAGCTCAGAGATGTCCAGGCAGTCGATCCTGTACCTATCTTGAACTTGCCTGTGTCCGACTCATATCCAAACTCACCTGCGGCTAGTGTCGGATTTGCAGATGTCCATTGTGAGGCTGTGCCTCTGCGTATCTGTATCTGTGTGACGACTGCCATTAGGGAGTACCTCCATTGACGACTTGTGTAGCGGTGGTGTCGGGAAACCCTCCGTCATATGGAGCTATGCTATCAAAAGAGCCACCATCCATATCGGCGAGCGTTGTAGCTGTTGATACTGCAGCCCATTGAGAGCCATCCCATACCATCAGACCTGTAGATGTGTTGAAGTAGAGATCGCCTGTACGCAGCGTAGGCGTTGATATTGCTGTCGCGCTCGCAGGGACATTTGTAGGTGTGAGTGCTAGACGACTCATGAAATATCACCCATCACGAGCCAGTTATCTGTGGATGTCTGTACCGCAGTCAGAGTGCTGTACCGAGCGCGAGCCTTTGGAGTTGATGCAGTAGCACCTGTAGATACGACTGTCACGCCTACTCCACCGGATACTGTCACCTGTCCGACATCTAGTTGAGCCATGTTTATCTGCGCGCCCACAGGATATGCGACTGAGCTGTTCGGTGGGATGGTGACAGCGATAGACGAGCCATTTGTGAGGGTCACGAGTCTGCCGTTATCAGCTAGGACTGTTGTATAGGTAGTACCTGTCTGAGCGTTGATGCCTAGATTTATGAAAGGGGATGTCAATGTTTTATTGGTCAGAGTCTGAGCTGTAGTCAGATCAGCCGTGACCGCCGTGTTGATAGATAGCGTGACTGATCCAGATGAGCCACCTCCACTCAAGCCTGTACCGGCTACGACTGCGCTGATATCTCCTACCTCAGGGATGTTGGTGGTAGTGAGCACACGGGTGTCTGTGATGTTGGCGTTAGTGAGCGCGGTAGCACCTGCAGCCACAGCGACAGTTGCTAGTGAGATGCTGTTTGCAGGAGTCGCAGGAGCTACAGGGCTACCTGCAGGAGTACCTGCTACTACCTGTAGCACCACATTGTTGAGAGAGCCTGTGTAGTACGCATCGTTCACAGTCATGCATACTCGATCTATGCGAGGGTTTGTAGGGTTAGCCGTAGTCACACCGAGCACTACTGTGTCATCGTTGTATCCGACATATGTACCCATATTTGCCTGTGTCGTACCGACAATAGCTGCCCATCCTGCTGCCACGCGTACTGACATACCGGCAGGGCTGTTCTCTGTGACAGCTAGCGAGGTGTCTTTGATGATACCTGTCGTAGCCCATAGAGCCTGAGTCGTCAGACGGTCATTC